GAAAAAGGTTTTACTGCATGTTTAGAAAATGAGCAACAACAAACATCATTATTCCCAAAAGAAGATATTAGGGGTCATTACATAACAACTACGTATCAAACAGTTACACCAGAATCGGCTAAAGATGGTGATTACGCAGATCAAGGTTGGGAAGATAAAGAAGGAGAATCAACAGAACCCGATGAATTTGATCAAGAAGAAGGTTCAACAGTTATTGATAAAACTGTTCAATTTCTATCAGATAAAGGTGCTTCTGAACCAAATGAATCTGGTATGAATGCTACACCAAGTTGGTGGTCTACAACAGATGCTTCAGGAACCAGAGATTATTATGAAAAGGGCGAAGAAACATATTATTCATACCATTTAAATAATTATAAAGAAGAAGAAAAAGCTGAAATTTATAAAAGAATGAACGCTGCTTAATTAATTTAAATACATTTCAATTAAAAATAATTTATATTTTTTACATATAAACCTTGGAGTCTATTATGGATGCAAAAGTAATGAAAAAAATATCTGCTGCTTATAACGCTACTCAGATGGGTAACATTATACAAGCAATTGCCAATGCTGCTGTTAAGGGTGAAACTTCTGTTCTTCTTGAAGCTGCTCCTGATGATGGCCTTACAAAATATTTAACTGATAACGGGTATAAAATTGAAGATGCTACCGTTTCTTGGTAATGTGGATATTTTTAGGAATATTGGCCATTATTATAATAATTGATTTAATATTAGAAAGGATTGGATCATGATAATTACATTACAAATTTTGGGTGTAGTTGTAGGGATACTTTTACTAATTGGTATCATCAGGGTAGTATTTTTCAGGAAATCTTCATCTGATGGTTTTGGTGACTTTTTAATGGACATGCTTTTACTCGATATTGCAAGTGATGTATTATGTGGTATAGGTGAAGGCATGAGTGGTTTAGGTGATGCGTTTGAAGATTTTGGAGATTAAAAAATATGAACAATAACATAGGCATGAGTGCGCCTTTACTCAATTCAGCTTCTTTGAAAAAAGCTTTGGATAAAAACAAAGAAATCGAAAAGAAGAAAGAAGAAAAATACGATCCTAAAAAAGGAACAGTGACTTGGAAATCTTTAACCGCTGGTACTTATAAATTAGATATACCGGAAGGCATGACTAAGAAAGAATATAAGAAGCAACAGAGAAAAGAAGCTAAAGAGCTTAGAAAAGTAATTAGTTAAATAAAACTAACCATTTATCAAATTTCTTAACAAGAGGGTGCTTTGGGTTACTCTCTTTTATTTTCTTCACCCGTTTTAAAAGTATGTATATACCATTTGCAGTTGCTTTAATATCGGTTAAGGCATCATGAAGGTTACCACTTACCTTTATTTGTAACGCTTCAATAATGGTTCCCAATTTTACATTAGGAACGGGTGCGCCATTAAGCTGTATCATACCTTGATTTTTAAATGCCGCTGAAATGGTTCTTAAATCTAAATTACCTTCCTCTAAATAAGACTCAAATTCAGGGGCTTCTGATGTTTTGTGTTTGTCCCACCAAGAATTCATAAATCTTCTATCGAAATGTGCATTCTGTCCAGCGAAAACATATTTCTTACCATTGAAATACTTTTCTATCAACTTATACAACTTTTTCCAAGTTTCTTTTGGATCTTCGAATACATCTGATTTCAACATTTGGATGGTCGTATGATTAACCTTCAATGCGGTTGGATCGATTGCCTTCCAATTAACAGGTTTACATTTTAAATTAAATTCTGCCATAGGTTTGAAATTTTCAGATATTATCCCACCCGTTTGGATAACATCCTGTACATTATGGTATACGCCTGTTGTTTCTACATCATTGAATAATAGTTTCATAATATAAAAATATAAATTATTAAAACAAAAAAGCAGGTTTTTATACCTGCTTTTTTCAATTGAATTTAATTTGGAATTATTCTTTTGTTAATTCTTCGATTTTTTCTCTTGTTTTCTTTCTTTGTTCTACATTCTCAACCTTGGCTTTTTTATTGCCTTTGTGATAATTTTCAACAAGAGTATTTAAATTTTCGTCCAATTTTTTTTCAGCTACCACAGCTTCCACCTTGGCTTTTTCGCTATCATGGTAACCCTTTGAAATTGATTCTAGAGTTGCATCTAATTTTTTTTCGGTTTTCTTAGCTTCCATTTTGGCATTTTCGCCATCATGGTAACCCTTTGAAATTGATTCCAGCTTGGCATCTATCGCTTTCTTTTCATCAATTATCGCTTCCAAATTAGCTTTAACTTTATCGTCTACATCTTTCTGTGATTTAGAATCATCGGTTTCAGAAGCTTCTACTTTAGCTTTAGCTTCGGGTTCTTTTTCGCCTTCAGCAGCTTCTACTTTAGCTTCGGGTTCTTTTTCGCCTTCAGTAGCTTCTACTTTAGCTTCAGGTTCTTCTTTCTTAAGAAGTCCATCTTTAATTGCTTCTAACTGAGCATCTACACTTTTTTCTTTCAGTTTTTCTTCATATTCAACTTTAATGGATTCCAACTGTGCATCCAATGATTTTTTTTCACCCTCTGCTTCTATCACGGGTTTCTTTTCATCATCGTCATCGTCATCGTCATCGTCATCGTCATCGTCCTCTTCCCCAACTTCAGGAACTACCCCATCATCTTCCCCAACTTCAGGAACAACATCATCATCTTCCCCAACTTCAGGAACAACCCCATCATCTTCCCCAACTTCAGGAACAACATCATCACCTTCAGGAGCCATGTCATCAACTGGAGGAACATCGCCTTCAGGAGCCATGTCATCAACTGGAGGTACGTCACCTTCAGGAGCCATGTCATCAACTGGTTCTACAACGTCATCAACTGGAGGAACATCGCCTTCAAGAGCCATATCATCAACTGGAGGTACGTCACCTTCAGGAGCCATGTCCATATCGGGAGATAATTCTACGGATACGTCAACATCGGTTCCATCCATTGGCATTTCATCCATTGGAGCTGCGCCTTCAGGACTTACTTGCGTAGGTTCGATATCAGCAGGGCCACCTTCTTCGGCCATATCATCTGTTCTTCCTTTTAAGCCCGGAACTGGTTGGTCACCATGGGCAAATGCTTGACTGTCTTGTTTGTCTACTGCGCTGTTAATTAATTCACCAAGAAAATCTTCAAGGTTTTGTTTGTATCCAAGTTTGTTTTGAATAACCGTGGCAACAGGGCCGATATCCGAAAAATCAATAACTTCTTCATGCATGTTTTTTAACATGTTTGTGAATTCATCAACGATAACAGATTTGTCGCCATCCGTGAGATCATCCATAGGAGAGTTATAATATCTGGGTTGATTCATATCATCATTGGTTGGTATGTCCACGTCCAACAAATTACCCATTTCAAATACGCCTTCTTCATTGGTATGATCAGTTGTGTTAGCACTCTCAGTTAAAGTTTTTTGTTCTTCAACTGTCTTATTTCCGATACTTTCAATGATTTTCAACGTATCATCGTATGTTTTCATGAACTGAATGGCAGTCATTTTTTCTTTCTTATCGTTTTCATTGATTTTCATTTTCAAGTCCTTCTGATTAATTAAACTTTGATTATAGTTTATAAATATCAAAAAATATTTTTATTTTTAATTATTTTTTAATTGAAAAAATAATAAACTGTTATTATTAAAATTAGTTTGAAATAAAAAAATATTTTATCCTATAAAGGTAGTTTATAATAATGGGTCACTTTAGCGGTAAATTTGAGAAAGATTTAAAGAAAATCCTTAAGAAGGCCAAAGGCCGTGAGGGTAAATTTTACGAAATTTTTAATAAACATGGATTTTATGATGTTAGTGATGAAAACAATGGGCTAACACCTGAACAACGTGCTCAAGTACCACCAGAAAATCAAAATAGATTTACACAATTTTCTAATGCAATAGCTGAAATGATTGGTTTTGTACTCGGAGATGATAAAGGTGGTATGATGACTAAATCTGCCCAAGACACCGTTGATGATATGGATGCAGCCAACCAAATGTCAAATGTTCAGTTGGATATGATGGGAAATTCCATGACAGCAGCTTTGGCTGGTGGTGTTGTTCCACCCGGAGCAGGTGCTGGTATAAAAACTGCTATGGAATCAATGAAGTCAATGATGGGTGCCATATTGGGTAAAAGCTATTACAGCGTTAATATACTTCCACAGTTTACATTCGGTTTAGATGGCTTTGGAAAACTTGGGGATTTGGGAAATTTTCTAAAACCCGGAACACTTAGACCTAACTGGATATTTCTTTACGATCATGAATTAGTTAAAAATAACAAATTTTTCGCTGGTGATGACGGAAAAATAAAAATTGGTACTAACATTGATATATCTGAAGGAAATGAGTTATATCTTAAAAAAATATTCAATGTAGTCACAGCAGACGAAAATTTAGGTTTGATAGGTGATCTTAAGGGTGGATTAAGTCAACAAGAATTCAATGTGGTATTAAATGCCAGAGAAAAAGGTGTCGTTGCTTTAGATAAAGAACAAGGCGATAAGGAAATTAAAGAATTTAAATTAAATGAATTCCAAATAAGGGCTGCTTTCAACCAACATGTTGAAATGAAATTGTGGAAGGTTATCAGTAATAGAAAAAACTGGGCGCATGGTCACTGGGGAGCATTAACACATAATTCAATGCCAGAATTTGTAAAGACTGCTGTATGTAGCTTTATTTGGTCAAATGGTCTTGCTATTGAAGAAGGTAAATCAGAAGAAGCTGCACTTATCAGCTATTTGGTTCATATGGGTTTGTTTTATCTAATAGGGTATCAATATCCAGTTAAGATATATGGTATTGAAGAAGACGAAGCCCTTGGATTTGAAGGTGATAAGGGAATAATAAATGATCAAGTACAATTATTTGTTGGTGATTCAACCGGAGTTGGTGCATCATCTGGTGGCGTGGTAACTTTTGAATCACCAGTAACCGCTGATCAGGGATTAACCACCAGTGTAACTGGCTTACCGAAAAATGATAAGTTAGCTAAACGTTATTTTATTTGGGTCGCTGATGTATTGTCTAGACTTACTTACAATTCAGTACCTGAAGAATTAGCGCAAAAAATGAGAAAAAGAAGGATAGATGAAGCAAATTTGATTTATGCTGGTTTTGGATTACCCAAAATAGAATATGGTGCAGAGCTTTCTAAAATCTCATTTGAGCATACCATAGATGGATTAAAGCAAAGAAAATTCCATAAATTGATGGACGCTGTAAAAGGAAGCTTCTGGAGATATTCAAATGAAGGTTCTCCGGGTGGAACGCCTACTCTACAACAACAGGAATCCACTGCTACATTAACCTATGGTTCCAATGCAGTAAGAGATGACGAAGGAAACAGTCAGGCCGTGCCAATAGAACAAACAGAAAATTATTTAAAGAGTTTAATGGATGCTGCTAAGATAAGCAGTCTGAGAATTAGCAGTACACAGAGAGATAAAGAAACTCAGGCTAGAATAATGTTTAATAACTTGAACAGAAATAACATTATCAGTTACAGGCAACCCGGAGCTGCTGTCACTACAGTTTATTTTAAGAAAAAGGAAGCATTGGGGTATACCAGATCTCAACCAGTTATCAATACTTCTCACCAAAAAAACATTAGAACCGCTATGGAAAATGAAATTGATAGGTGGGGAGAAGGGAATGTATCTAGGCATTGTGCCAACGTTGATGAAGTAAGGGTATTCGATTTAGCCCCAAGTTCATTTAAAAGTTCAAAGGGAAGAATTGACCCACAAGCAAAAACAAGATTTAAAAATATACTTGAAGCAGAGGTGCTTGCTGGTAGAATCGCAAAATTTTTACATCCGGGTAACAGTAAAGATAACGCCTTCCATATTGAAATACCGCAAAAAGGTGAAAATACACCCGTACCATTTGATACATATGCTAATAACGCATTACCATCAGTATTCTTTCATGTAGCCAATACCAATCTTCAAAAGGGTGATGTAGCATGGATGGCACCACTGTCTAATGATTATTTGTCAGTATCTGGTAAAAAGGAAGAAGAAGATTAAAGGATATAAACTATAAACATGGAATACAAATCATTAGAAAATAGAAAGAAGGAATTTGATGATGTATTGATCAAATACTTCTCCAAAAGGGTATTTGACAATATTGGCGAGTCAGATGCGTGTAACCAAGATGTCATAGATTCTGTTGGTAACATCCTCAGCCAAAAAGATGATTGGTCATTCACTCATTTTGATAAATTAATTTTAGCACTAAAAAATTCTTTAGGTGAAAAATATTTAAGAAATTTATTAAAGCTTTACAAATATATGGAAGATATTGATCCATTATTCATAATGAATATGGAAAAAGGCACTGACATGAAAAAGGTTAGGGAAAATCTTGGGTTAATCGTAACCAAAATGGAAGATTCGGAATATTTACCTAACGCACTGGAGCATAGCGAAGAACATATTGAATATGATAATGAAAACATGAATTTTTGTGATAAAGTTTCTAATGCATTAACGGTAGCGACTTTTCTTCTATACACATTACGTAATGATAAAGTCCCAACCGAAATAGATTTTGACAAGAATGTAGTTCCCTCGGTGGCTATTACGTTTAATATCACACCATTAAAAGATTACAAAAAATGTTTAAGTTATTGTAACGATTATGGGTTAATCGATAATTCCGTTATTTCAGAAGAAGGTATTAAAAAATTAGTTTCAATTTCCAAATATATAATTGATGGTAACATTGCATCCAATAAGATTAAAAGGGTAGAAAATCAATCATATAATTGGGGTAAATTGGCTAAAGTAGAAAAGGATTATGCCTAAAGAAACAGATAGGAATTTTAAATATAACGGGATACCTATTTATAAGGTAGGTTTCAGTGATTTTTCATACATAGTTAACTGTTTTGAAAGTGGTAGTAGAATTTTTAGTAGAAATATTAAATCTGAAGACGTAAAAAAATTTTACACGAGGACGGATAAAAATAGAAATGCATTTGGGGTATTTTACGAAGGCGTGATTATAGATTTTAGAAACTTGAAAAAACCTATAAATGAATGAATAATGACTATAACTTAAATAAAGGATAATATTTAATTATAAACTAGTTATAAATTTGGAAATTTGAATGTTAATTAAACAATTACCTAAACAAGAAACCATATCCAGTAAGATTCTTACTAGAGCTAGAGATTATGGTCTTACCAATCCAAGAGGTTCAGTATTTGATAGATTATTCAATCGAGTAAAAACTGAACGTGAAATAGATGTAGCTCAAAATTTAGTAGGCCAAGGTGTAAAGCAGCTTTCTTACCCTAATGGCATGTCCCCGGATGGTTTCAGTGCCTTTGCACCAACATTGGGTGTAAACACAGCAAACGTAGATCCTAAAAGGATATATGATGTAACCGCTGAGAATCAGGTTCATTTATTCTGGAAGAAAAACCGTGAAAGAATAATGAAATATTACAGGGTTGCTGGTAGGGGTGAAATAAAAGAAGCACTATCAAATATTTGTGATGAAAGTATATATCCAGATGATTTAGGTGAAGTTTGTTCATTAAAAATTGATGCAGATTCAGAAATCGGTGGAGCTATTCAAGAAAAGCTTCATAAAATTTTCAGAAGAGAAGTATTAAAGAAAATAATGAACTTCTACAAAGAAGGGTGGAATGTAATGCGTTCCCTTCTAATAGAAGGTCGGATGTTTATTGAGGTTGTATATAGTCCTGAGAAAAATGAAATTATTGGTGTTAACTTACTTCCTTCTCAGAATATGGTTATCATCATTCAAGATGGTATTATTATAGGATATCGACAAATGCTGGAAGGTGTATATGCCACCACTGGTAAAACTTCTGGTAAAAACTTTGTAGATTTTTCTCCTAATCAGATTATTTATGTTGATTTGGGTCTTTACGGCCCCGGTGGTATCAATGATCCACGATCACCCCTTGAACCTGCTATTAAACCTTTTAACCAATTAAATGCAATAGAAGACTCCATTACAATGTATAGGATACAGTGGGGATCAGAAAAATTGGTGTTTAAGATTGATACAGGTATGATGCCTAAGCCTAAAGCTGAAAAGCATATGAAGGATCAGGCTAAATTACTTTCTAGAAGGATTGACTACAATACCGCTACTGGAGAAGTAACCAACTTCGGTAGAGTTATCGGATTGGGTGAACACTTCTTCATTTCTACAAGTAATCAAACAACGGGTTCCGAAATCGAAAGATTAGATAGTGGTGATAACATTGCTAAAATCGAAGATTTGAAATATTTTAAAAGAAATCTTGTTAACGCAATGATGGTTCCACCGGGGCGTGTTACTGCGCTTGCGGGTGATGGTGAAAGTTATTCCAATGGAAAAATAGGTGAGGTTACTCAGGCAGAAGTTGCTTTTGCTAGAATGGTTCAGCGTTACCAGATGCCAATGGATACATTACTTACACGTTTATTTATAATGGTTCTCAATACCAGAACTGATATAGCCGAAGAAATAAAAATTGAAGAAAATTTTTCAGTTTTATTTAACAAATCAAATGAGTTCCAGAACTACATGGCTGCTGAGATATTGAAGACCAATTTGGAAACTTTTGATGGTCTCATGAAACATGTTAAGAGCAGTGAACAGCCCGATGGCACGTTATCTAAGCGTTTTGCTTTGACCAGAGGTTTGAGACTTAATGATGCAGAAATTTCTGATAATGAGAAATGGTTGAAGGAAGAAGCTGACATGGAAAGTGATGAAGGCACCGAATAAAAAAGTATTCCTTTTATATTATAAACTAATAGTAAATAATGAGTAGTAATTTAGAAAAAAAGATGAAGGCGTTAATAAGCAGCTTAATTGTCAATGACAATAAGAAAACTGAGATGCTTGTAAATGAGATATCTGAATCGATATTGCCTGATAAAGAAGACGATATTATGAAAATTATTATGGAAAGTTTTGAAGGAGATGCAAATGTCTAATATCCAACTTTTAAGAGAAAATACATTCAATGACAACATTGATATTAAACCACTTTATGAAACTGAATTAAATTTAGCTGGTAAAAAAGTTAAAAGGTTAAAACTTGAAGGTGTTGCCATTGTAAGTGATCTTGCTGGTATCAACGGGCGATCTTATCCTAAACCCATTTTAGAATCTGAAGTTAATCGTTTCGTTGAAAAATTTCTCAATAGAGGACGTGCTGCTGGTGAATTAAATCACCCAAGATTAGATAAAGAAGGCGAGGGTAAAGATTATTCCGTATTTGAAATGAATCTCTCAAAAGCATGTGCTCTTATAGAGCAGCTTTATTTTAAAGGAAATGAGCTACAATGCAAAATGAGAGTTGTTGAAGCGCATCCTGCTGGCGCAATGCTGAAAGCTCTTGTCGATGATGGTTATATCCCCGGTTTTTCTCTTCGTGGTGCCGGTTCTGTAATTGATACTGGTAAAGGATACATGGAAATAACGGAAGATTATAGATTAATCACCGTTGATGTAGTTGGAAACCCATCATTTGATGAACAGGCTTTAATAACCCCTGTATATGAAGCAATGAAAGGTAGCAAAATTCACGTTTTAACAGAATCAGTGAATATTGCCAGAAAAGAAATGCTGTTGAATTCTATGGTAAATCAAAAAATTAGAGTTGGTAGGAAACAATTTGATAGAAAAGGTTTAGCTAATCTTCTTGAAAGTATTGATAAGACAACATTGTTAAATTAAAAAGGAAAAAAACATGGAACTCCAGATTGAAAAAATTTTACCAGAAAAAGATTTAAAAAAACTTTCAAAAGAAAGTATTAAATCCATCAATGAAGCTATGAGTAACATTGTTGATAATGCTATTGACGTAAAAAGTAAGGAAGTGGAAACAACCATTTCTGGTAAATTCAATACCTTAGTTGAAGGCATCACCAAAAAGTTTGATGATCAGGTTAACACCGTAATTGTTGAAAATGTAAAAGGTAATGTAAGCAATAGCATTAATAAGAAATTTTATACCATTATAAAAGGTATGGTAAACCTTTTAGAAAATGCTGGTATCACTACAACTGAAAAAACCAAAGAGTTGCAAGAAAAATTAAATAGTGCAAAAGGGAATCTTAAAAAATCTTGGGATGACATGGAAGCAATTAAAAGTCAATTAACTGACTCCGAAAAGGAAAATTTTATTCTTGCTCAATTAAAGGGCGCAAATCCTAAAATTGTTAATGCTGCTTTAGATTTTTTCAAAGATAAAGATATACTGGATGTTCAGGACGAATTACAGACTTTCCTCGATGGTGATTTTTCAAATCTTGATTTGGGTAGTGACAGGGACGATGAAATGGTTGGAGAAGTCAAATTAGACCAAGTTAAGGATGTATTGGATAAAATGGAAACATCTGAAATGGATAAAGAAGAAAGACGTGAAACTGATAAAAACAAATCTCAGTTTGAAAGTTTGAATAAGGGGTTAAAACCTCAGAAGGTATCCAAAATGTCACCTAACATCACTAACGAAGATTTAGCAGATTCAGCAGCCATCATGGAAAATGCTGAAGTTGAGGAAGATGTTAAGGAAGCAAAAGATCGTATTAACGACTTTAACAGCCTTGGATATAATTTCAAATAAATCGGTGAAATAAGTAAAATTTCAAATAAAATCTCATATTACACGGTAATATAAGCCCCCTTTTCCCGGTTCATTATACACATTTTAATGATTTTTCAACAATTTTATCAACACTTTATAAACATTGTGTGATAGGCTGAAAAGCCATTAATTGTTGTAACCAAAAGAGGTAATATACTCATGCAAAAATCCCAGAAAAAAAGTTTGATCCAGAAATGGTCACCCGTACTGGAGTCTGATATTGGAAGCCCTATACGAAGTCAGTCTGAAGCTTCTGTTTTAGCTACTTTGTTAGAAAACCAAGTTAAACTCAATAAAGGTTTCCTTCCTGAATCAGCAAATGTTACTGGAGATGTGGAAGTTTATCAGCAATATGCATTGCCATTGATTCGTAGACAGTTCCCTGAACTTCTCGCAATGAACACTGTAGCTGTTATTCCTACTACTACTCCGCAGGGAATTTATTTCGCACTTAGGTACTTGTATGATGACACCACCAAGAGTACTGTTTTCCGTAATGGGCAGAAACAGGAAATCGGTTTTGATCTTAATAAAGATCATACTGGTGATCAGAATCCAGCAGCTAATGGTACTCCTTGGAGTACTCGTGAAGGTGAATTTCTTTCAAATTATATGGAAAGTGGAGACAATCTTAGTCTTTTCGATCCTGATGCAGATCCTGCAACAGCAGGTGGCGGTTTCAGAATCAAACGTGCTTCCATTAAAGTTATAAAAGGTAGCGTAATCGTTGGTACTCGTGCCATCAAATCTCACTACACTTTAGAACTTCAGCAAGATCTCGCTGCCGTTCATGGACAAGACATTGAAGCCCTTCTTTTAGAAGCCCTTCAGTTCGAAATCCAGCAAGAAATCGACAGAGAAATTTTAGCTGCATTAGTTTTCGCTGCAACTACACCGGGTCTTGGTGGAGAAGCTGCTATCACGGTTAATTTAGCTTCTGGTGGGCCAGTAGACGCTCGTTGGATGGCTGAAAGAATCGCTGGTGGTATCGTTAACACTATCCTTGCTGTTTCACAGAAAATCGCTGTGACTTCAAGAATGGGTTCAGGTAACTGGGCAATTTGCTCACCTGATGTTATCGCTGCTCTTTCTACTATGAATCAAGGTATCTACATTCCTACTTACTTGAACACAAACATCAACCAACAGCATGGTGGTGGAGTAGTAGAAGCTGGTACATTGATCGGTGGGGGTATTAAAGTATACCGTGACATCTATGCCGAAACTTCTTATGCCCTCGTTGGGTACAAGGGGCCACGTCAGGGAGAATCTGGTATCATCTTCATGCCCTACATTCCTTATATTTTTACGAAGACCGCAGGTCAGGAAGACGGTTCACCTCGTCTGATTGTTAAATCCCGTTATGCTATCGTAGCTAACTTGCTTGGTGCAGGTCAGTTCTACAGATACATCGCATTTAGCAACATCAGCAGTGCAATCCTCGGACTCGATAGTGGCTCAGATGCTTACCCTTGGGAAGTTGAAGGTGCTACATACGATGCTGAAGAAAGTCTCGGTGGCGTTGGAACAGACTCTTGTGGAAATCAGGAAGGCGACACTTCTGTGTAATCATCCCCTAGTTAACCTAAAGAAGAGCCTTGGGAAACCAAGGCTTTTTTTATTCCCAAAATTAAAAATCTATATTTAATATATAAACTTAAATAAACGGAGATTTTATAATGGCTAAAAAGAAAAACGAATTCCAACTTCCAGAATCCTATGACGAAACACCGCAAGAAATGGTTGATGGCGGTGCTGTAATGGAAGACTATAACCCCTTAGATGATGATTTACCTTATATTCCATCATTAGGAACATCAAATTCCCAACAACAGAATAAACAACCACAATTTTTAAATTTATCAAATCCAGAGAACATAACCAACATGGTAGCCAATGGTGCTGACCAAAACGCAAATCCAAATGCCACGTTTAATACTCAATTGGAAGCCGAACAAGCTTTAAAAAACCCAAATTTTAAAAGTGATACATTCAAAGATACAGCATTTAAGAATAAAGGTAAAATGGCAAGTTTATTGGATCAAATGAATGGTATTGTAGGCGACTCTGATAAAGATAGTGCAGATGTAAGGAAACATGCAACGGGTGTTGCCATAAAACATCTATATGATGCAATCAAAATGTTAAAAGAAGTGGATTACTGGATTCCTGAAGGTAAAGAAGAATTCGCAAAACCCTTACAAAAAATTGCAGAGCCAATCATCCAAGCATTGACTGCATATGTTAACAAGGTTAGTAAGTTAGAATAAAAATTTATGTCAATATAGAGTTTGTTATAAACTTATTATAAGAGTAATAAGGATTTAATAATATGACTACATACAGCCAAAACAATTTCTTAATTAGACACGAAAAACGTGATTTCTGGAGTGATATACAGCGCAATGTCAACAGAATAGGTGATGTAGGCAAGGAAAGTGACGATTTCAAAAAAAGAGCATACGAGCAATTTAAAGATCATGATTATCATGCATTAGCACAAACACAGGATTCTTTTGTTCCAGAAGATGAACTTTATGGTACAAGGGGACGTGAAAAAAATAGAAATGTGAGCCGTATGGAATACGATCCGGTAGAACGTAATGATGGTAAAGAACATGCTGAAGTCATGAAAGAAGTTGATGCAAAAACAGAAATGAACGTGAAACAAATTCTAGATGCTTTTAAAAAACAGGGTGGATATACTGTATGCAGTACCGCCAGCGCAATTGGTGCTAAACCAGTTGAACAAAAAGATTATGAAGGCCAGATAAATTTGGATAAATAATTTAGAGTATATCCCTTACATCCGGTTCTTTGTCGTTTTTAATTTCTTTAATAATATTTTCAATAGTGGCTTTTCCCTGTAATGGTTCTATTACGGGTTTTTCCTTCGTTAATTTAGCACGTTGAATACCCTGAAGCTGTGCATTTGATATAAGTTTTTCAAAAACTGACTGTGATTCTATGTTATCGTTTTTATTACCACCAGCACCTAAGTTTGTATCTGTGTTAGTATCAAAGTCTATATCTTGATTTATACTTTCAAGATTAACTCCCGCACCCCTTACTGAACCATCAGTCGGGGATGAGTTTTGATTATTGATATTCATTCTATTAAATAAATCTTCTAGCTCCTTGATAGAAAGAACGTTTCCGTCTTTGTCTGGATTATCTGGATCAAATGTAGTTTGTGTTTTAATAACACCAAATTCATTTTCTAATGTATCGAATTGTGTCCTATTAGGACTTTCCATTAAATTATCATACAGAAATTCAATATTTAAATTCTGCGTTAGTTCTTTGATTAACTTAAATTCTTCCACAATTTTATTTTTAACTAAAATATGTAAGAAAATAGCATCCCCTTCAACTGGTATATTATCATCATTATATCCGGCAATAACTGAGTTTTCTGATGTAATCACCGGAATAGGGTTTTCATCTTCTGAAATAAATACTCCTTCTTCGTTAAATCTTCCAAATTTAACGTTATCTACATCAACCTGTTTTTGCCCAAAAGTGTTTCCGCTTCCTTCAGGATGTGCTGACCTAACATCCAAAACAGGTATTGTAATTCTGCCATCATGTAATGTTATAAAAGAACTATCCCCGGAATTTGATAAAAATATTTTGATGTTATTGTATTCTTCTTCACCAACAAAGTCCCTTACAAATTGTACTGGATCGCTATCAGCTTTTGAACTTACAATAGAATCAAATTTTTCAACATAATCACTTGCCAATATTCCACGAGCAGCAACGAAGTTACCAATAATTGAATAATAAATCAATAACTGCTCATATGAAATAGGGTTTTTTGTTTTCCATTCTTGGATTTTATCCCTGATTTCTAAAAGCGTTCCATGAGCAGCCATCTTTTGTTTTACCATGAACAAAAATTCTTGTATATCTTTCAGTACCAAATTATTGGGGATAATAAATTGATTTATGTCTTCCGGTGAAACATACCTATCATCATCAATTAAAATTGCTTCATCATATGCTGTGTCAAATTTTCTAATGTAAGGTTTGTCATCTGGGATTTCATCGTTAGTACGTATGATGTAATTTCTTTTGGTTGTATTGATATATGGAATAGACACTAACGGATCTATTTGATTATAAGACTCCATTCTATACTTCCACGCATCCCCATGTTTAGTACCTATTGGTAGAAACTCCCAAACAAACATATCAGGGCCAGTTATCAATTGAGCACACCAGATAACATTCATTGGTTCGCCAAAATGTCCCAATTTAGCACCCTGTATAAAGCTATCCGCTATTCTTAATACTTTGAAAAAATCTTTTGAACCCTCTTCGATAAGTTTTACACCGTCTTCTTTTGTAATCAAAATTTTAACAGACAACCCAAAATTATGCCATGAAAGAAAATTACTTGGATCACCACCAACCTGTAATACTTCCTGATCTTCCCATGAACGCATGGTTTCTATTAATTGGACTCTTGTTTCATTGAATTCGGTTTTTAATAGTTGTAACAAGAACTGAACCTTATTATAAATATCTATACCGTCTCTCATATCCTCTATTTTTTTACTTGATTGATGAAAAATCTCAAAACCAGCGGGTACTTCTGTTGATGTTGATGTATTGCCTAAATTATTCGTAACTTCTATTTCATCAGGCTTCTCTCTATTAGAAAATTCGGTTTGATCAAACGCCCCATAATTATTAAACCCCTCATCCCTTAAATCATCATCCAAAGGAAGATGGGGAACCTTGAAAACTATTTCAACTTCCTCTTCTTCTTCACTAGGGGCAGTGGTCTCATATGGAATAATTGCAGAACGTAGTACTATAGGGTCACCCGTTGGTTTAGGAAGTTCTTGAGTGTCCGTTATTTCAGTATTGCCATTCCCGACTAATAAATTATATGATATTTTATTTGGTTCGCTCACATCAATGATTGGTTTAAATTCACCATTATAATATGATTGATCTGCACCATCTACAGTTATAGTTAAGGTTGTTTCATCTAAACCATGTGGTACGGAAGTGATTAATGTAACAGTTTTTCCAACTACTTTATCTCCAGTGGAAGGAATATCTAAGGGTATCCCTTTACCGGATGCTGTTTCATTTGCTCTATATTGTGACAATACTCTGGTATCAATGAATCTAATTTCAACCCACCTAATACCTAAGTCTACTTTTGACACCGTTACTGTTCGGTAACCCCTCCACGTCCACTTACGCCTTCTTCGTCTTTTAATCCCAAAATCTACAGGTAATAATATTCTTCCTAATTTTCTATTTGGGTTTTCTGATGGGTCACTTAATCGTTTATCTGCTTCCTTTCCGGTTAAGAATTGTCTGTTAGCAAATATTGATTCATTGGTAAATCTTTCATACCATTTTATTTTTTTAATAAGATCTTCTATTTGGTTTACCCTATTTCTTATATCACCAAGAGCAAAATTAACAAAAACACCACTGATAAGTGCAGATGCATTTTTAATTTTTTTCACAACTTCTTTTAAGTCATCTATAACATCTACTATATTAACATCAGAAGAAATTTCAATATCGCTTTCTGCAACATATATTGACTCACCCGTTTCATCATTAATGGGTATAACTCCCTCTCCTGTAACAGGATCTACCTCAATAGGGTCTAGTTCCCATTTTGGTATTGGTTCACCATTTCCAACAAAGCCATGAGGATAATAATTTTTACCCTCAACCCCTTCGTTATTAATTTCTGTACCCCCTGTTTGAAGTACAGGATTACCTTGTTCATTTTCCTGTACTCTGGGATTTATAACTATGGATTTTTTTAATTCATCTATAACATCACCAAAAATCCTACGTCCCAGTGGCATGTTTAAGGCAGCTACTAATTTTTCAAAAATTGTGATTAATTGATCTCTTAACTCATCTGCTGGTGTAAATTGTGCTTTGAAAACTTCCTTAACAGACATGTGAAAAGGTGATATGGTATCGGGATCTATTTCCGTTAATATATCAGATTGATTTTTTCTATACAAAAAAGCCGCCCCTGCTACGATAGCATCATCGAATTTGGTTCGTCTGCTCCTTTTTAAACCGGAAACATTAACATCCTGATCACCAAGTGGTCTGGAAGATAAGAATTCGGTTACCAAAACATCAATACCAATATTATTTAGTTTCTCTTTTAAATTTCTCAGGTAAATTACATAATCTTTTCTTGATATATAACCCGCTGCTCTGGAATCTTTAATATCCATTTTAAGCGTAGGATCGTCTTTGTCGAAACTAATTTTATAATCATTAGTATCCCACATTCCAAGAGCAGCATATATTTCTCTGTCTATTATAGCTACCCTACTCGAATTCGGTTCCTGTAATAATTCATGCTGTGGTCTAATACCAATGGAATATTCTTTAAGTGGGTAAAGTGTAATAGTACCTGATGTTTCTGAAACCGATATAACATCCGGTGCGTTCGGTGTTTTCGTGACTACTATGGTAAAATCATCAATTATTGATGTAATCGTATAATAAGGATTCTTATCTTCAACCGTGTTGTAATTAACGGTTCCAGTTACCTGTATGAAATTTCCAGTTTTGTTCCTAATATCAGTTAAAATTTTACTGCTTTTAACAGTTAATGTATCTACCCCATCACCTATAATTGAAACTATAGGATAATTAATTAAATCTTCTTCATTTGATAATCCGGTTGTTGTTAAGGTTGCTGGTACATCAATTTCTTGATAATTTATCTGCTCTAACTCATTAACAACTGGCTCTTCATGTAAATACGCTATTTCATTTTCATCGTACCCATCTTCGGTATTTACCTTATATTTGTGTATATTTCCCTTTTCATCATTAAATATAAAATTTATTTTTTCATCAACTATTTCGTTCATATTCACATCTTGAATATCCCCTTCTTCATTGATGTACACACCAGTAGCATCAGCCTTTGGGGATAAACCAGAAGTGTCTATGAGCAAATCATGCTCAACACTCAGTTCTTTTTTATATTTGTAAAAATCTATTTCAATCATTTTTAATAGTTTATATTAAAAATTCACTCATATAATTTTAAAATATATTATTTTTTACTTAAAATGGCCCCAATCCAAAGCATCTATTTGTGGAATAATGGATTGTATGTCAGAAGTGATGTTTTGGTCATGCGACCAATGATTTTCATTGTATATTATATCATGGTTCATTAGGCTAGTATTTTCTGAGTATGTTTTACATTTTCGCCAGCTTTGGATGAATGCATTTCCAATAATCATCGCAAAGTAGTTGTATGGATCGTTTTTCCCACTTTTACACTTCTTAGGATTAAAATTATGAGCATATTTAACAACATGCTCTATTGCCCTACCTCGGAACTCTTCTTTCCAATCTTCCGAATACCTGCGCCATGAACCAGATCCCAACATTTTATCGATGATAATGAGAACAACTTCTGCCAATTCTCTGGGCATTGAAAAGTTAGGATCTATTTTTTTCTTTAACTTATAGTCCACTACTAATTCATTTAAATATTTCTTTTCTATTCTACCATTACGCATTGTTGCTAACTTAATTTCACGCTGCGTAAATGTTCTTACTTCTTCTTTTCTGGGTCTACCCATTAAATAATCCTCATAGCTGTCCCTCTCCTTTTTATGGTTTATACAAATTTATTTTCTTTTAAATTATTTAAAAAAACTTGCAAGTACTCCATCAGTGTTATATCATAAAAATCGGTCATGTATACTATTGAAAATTTGCTATTCATTATGTTCTCCAACTTCTGATAGCAATTAAGTATAAATTTCATTTCCTTTTCTAAATCATATATACGGATGGATGGTAAAAGGTCTCCTTTTTGCATGTATTTTTCAAATAACCATGTTTTAGCTCCGATGTGAAAAATTGATTCTCCTGTAAAAAAATACCTATAAACTAATGATTCCTTCATATCTATGGTATCGTATAATAATATTTTTTCTATAACGTTTTTGTATTCTGCGTAAAAAGTTTCAAATGCCTGTTCTACAAATAACATCTGATGTACGAGGTCAACCCATGCCATGTTTATTTCATGGAAAACCATTTGAAAAGATATCGGAGAAGACGGAAAACTAGGATTTTTATATTTATCCAGTTCTCGTTCAATTAATTTATAATAAATAGTCGAATTATCTTTATTTTTATTACTCTCGTTAAAATATTCTTGGATTATTGGATTATTCGTATTTCGTGGATCATAAGCTATTAATTTTCTATGTATGGCAGTATGCTCATATCCACCGTCCAAGTATATATATGGGAATTCTTTTTCTGTCATTCTTTTTCATCTTCCCACTCGAACGTTGATGGGTTAAAAATTGAGTTGTCCGTTTTGAAAAAACTTTCGTGTTTCTCATCATACAAACACATGGATGCTGTAATGGCGGTAGCAACAAATGAATCAAAATCACAACCTAACAAATTTACCTTTACCAATATAGAATCATAAAGCTTGGAGCGTTTAAAATTAGAATTACTTAAATCAATTTTAGTAAAAGATATTTGAGTAAAATCAACATCTTTCCAATCTGTTTTAATCCCAAGACAATCACTGAAACCCGTGTATAGAATTTTAGATTGTATAAAACTTGAATTACTGAAATCACATACAACGAAAGCACTATCGGTTAAAATGTTATAATCAAAGGTTACATTTTTTAAATTACATTCAATAAATTTACTTCTTGCTATGGCTGAACTGGTAAAATCACTTTTACGTAAATCACAATTATTAAAGGTACATGAATTTATTATACTATCACCCATATTGGAATTGGTGAATTTACAGTTATAAAAATTACAGTGACAAAAATAACTGTCTTCTAATCGTGAATTAGAAAAATCCATTCCAACAATTATTTTTCCGGTGCATGAAAGGGATGTTATAATTTCTTCATTATCTGATAACTTAATTACATATTTGTTTAATTTAGCGACCTTATTTAATAACTCGTCATAGTCATCGTTTTTGGCACTAGCTTCTCTAATTTTACTTTGATTGATTTCTACTTTAACTTTATTTTTATTTAATTTTAACTCTCTGGAAATAATTAATTCTTTAAGATGATTGATAGAAATATTCAATTCTTTAGACAATAAATTATTCCATTCGTCTGCATTTAGATTCAGAAGATCGTCAAATATTTGTGCTCCGGTTCTTGACATGTTGCTTATAACCAAATAAAAAAAAGCAGGAAATACATCTCCTACTTATTAATAAGATATTTTATTTTAGTTAATTAAATAAAAAATTATTTTTTTAACGATAACGTGGAATATCTGCCATCGTGCTCAATTTCTATTACATTGTCGAATTGGTGGCCTAAATCGGTATCTTCCCTGTGTACCATAACATATATACCACCTATTTCTTTTACTTTTTTCTTTAATAATTCTAATAAATGGTTAGTAGATTCAAGATCCATTGATTGGCCGACCACTTCATCCAAAAATAAAACGTTTATCTTAAAATCAGCAATTACCATAACAAAATCTCTAAAAGCCATTGAAATGGCAAAATTCAATTTTCTCTGTTGTCCCTGCGATAAACCACCATATACCTTGGATGAACCAAATTTACTGGAAAATTTATATTCCATGGCATCATCAAATTCAATAGCGAAGGGGAGTTCAAATAAAGTTAAATTATGAGCTATCGTCTTGTTTAAATTGGGCATGAATATCTTTAGTACGAATTTTTTAATACCATCATCGGCAAACATTGTTTCCATATACTTATGTATGGAAATAGCATCAGAGTACTTTGTAACCCGCTGATGTGCTCGTTCAAGGTCTTGGACAGCACCTTTAAGCTTTTCTTCAGTTGAGAAATAAGCACCATCGATATCCCTTTTCTTTTTTTCAGTAATTTGTATCGTTAAAGAACCAATTTGTTCATTGGTTGAATTTATACTGGTTTCGAGTGATTTTATTTGCTCGTTGGTTTTTATTAACTCGCCCCTAAGAGCATCCAATTGCTCTTTTATCTTTTTACCTTTATTTATCTCATTTTCGGTTTCTTTTATCCTGCCTTGGATATCAGCTTCTGAGGGAAGTTTAAAATTTTTATCTTCTGATTTTAATAAATCTTTAATCCGGCTAATACGTGTGTCGATTAATTTACCTAATGTTACTTCTTCTTCAGTAACCTTCTTAAGAAGGGTACTGGCATAATCACTTTTTAACTTACATTCATTGTATTCTTTTTGTTGCTTTGTAAGAGCAGCCATTTCTACCAACTGCTTTTCGTATAATGTTTTTAATGATTTGGATTCCTTAGTGTTTTCCTGAACCTCTCTATTTTTCTCTTTCCATTGTTTCCGATATTCATCTTTTATTTTATTAATATCAGCTTCAGTGGAAGGTTTACCACATGTAGGGCATTCTACACCAGCTTTTAATGATTTGGCTTCCTTTTCGATTTTTTTTAGTTCTTTAAATGCGTTCGCAATACCCACATTAAGTTCAATAAAAGTTTTATTGGTTTGTGAATTTTCCTGAGAAACTATATCAAGTTTTTCTTTTGAATATATTGCACTTATTTTATTAATTTTTTCCAATGATACATCATTATCTTCTTTTGCTTTTTTAACTTCTTCTATTTTAGCAACCAAATCGTTACGGGCTATTTCGATACCCTGTATATCATTTATTATTACATTATAGTTGGATATCTCAACATATAAATTCTCATATTTTTCATATTCTTTTTTCTTTGATACACCATTTGCTGTAAGCCCATTTGCTGTTTCTTTTAGATTATCTTTGTCTTTAGATAATTCAGTCATCTTTTTTCCAAGATCGACTACCTGAATTTCTAAATGCTTTATATCATCGTCTTTTTCGGCTTTTAGCTTCTCAAGTATATTTTTTAATTCATCGGCATCTTTGGAATATTTTTCAACATCGCTTTGTGCTGAAATACACTTGGTCTGTGCTTCTTTTAACTCTTTTTTATTTTTATCCTTGTATTTATCAATATGTAAGGTAAGAACTGATTCGATCAACTGCCGTTTGTCTTTAGGGGTCATATCGATTATGGGGGTGGTTTGAATGGTATTTAAAGAGATAATATTTTCGAAAATATTCTTATTGAATCCCAACACTTCCATCTCAAGCTGTTTCTGAGTGATTCCAGACGATTTATTTTGGGACACCTTATTCAATATGATTTCAGTTTTAACCCCTCCACTGTTGGTCATTTCACGTTTGATGATGTAATTATCGGTTATGGTAGTATTATCAACTCCGCTAGATATTCTATCGAAATTTATCTCAGCTTTTAACTTTGATTTGTTTGCGTTATTTTTCAAATCAATTATTTTATCAACATCACGAAATTGCCTTTTAAACCAGACAAACGATAACGCATCTATGTTAACCGATTTACCAGCACCAACTGGCCCTCTTATCCACGTTAAACCTTCTAAAAAAGGGAACTCATTTACATTGTTCCCATAGGATAAAAAATTCGAGTATGTTAAACTATTAATTCTTATTTCGTGCATAACTTACATATTGTCCAGCATTTCACTTTCAGGTTGTGGTTCTGCAAGAGGATCGTCAAATACACCGCCCAACTTTTCAAACGTTCTTTCTGTTTTCATTACAGAATTTTCCTCTCCCCCATCATTATTAAATATACTTGGGTCAAAAATATTGGGATTGTTTTCAACGCTCTCTAATGCATGTACAGCATAGAAACCCAATTGTTTTAGGTTGTTAATCTCATCTTCCATTTTTTCAGTAACAGCAAGCTCATATAAAGATTTTTCATCTCCCAAAGAGGGTTTAGAATCGTCAAATTGTTTACATAATAATCTTTGTATATGAGTTGGAATAAAACTCAAATCAATCAATTTTTTATTTCTGTTATATTGGTTATCCCACCCTTCACTTTGGGCTTTCTGTAAACAATTACCAATTGATTCATACAATTTAGTTGCACCTTTTTCTCCCAATTGTGTTTTTTTATTGGGTAAGGCCATACCGTTTATGTTATCTGAACTATCACCCGATAAAACTTTTATCTCAAGCATGTCTTTGGGTCTAGTGCATTCAGTGAATTCATCTGCCCTATGATTATATAATTTTAAATTAGGCTGATCTAGTAATTGCTTCATGTCACCATCGCCGGAAACCAAGATAATAGAATCATATTTATCCTTCCAATATCTGGAACCTACATAGATAATATCATCCCCTTCACAATCTTTTCTACCAATTACATGGCTTCTAAAAACTTTTGATACTTTTTGCGTAAATTCTTCTTTATAATCTTTCCACTCTTTTTTATCTACCATAAACGGCCAAAATGCTTTAGCCCGTTGGCCTTTATACCTCGGCAATACATTATCCCAAAATAATTTTTGGATTCTTTCAGGTAACTCCGTAATTTTCTTTTGCTTACCAGTTAATAAAGACTGATCTACTATGGGATCGCATTTTTGAAAATCAATTTCACCCTCTTTTTTGTAAAATTTGTAAAGAAAATTATCAAACTTAACATAATATCCACTAGAATCGTAAAATACGGTACAATTATTATTGTAATAATCCTTAACATAATCATTTCTCCATACATTATTACCTTCTAAGGTAAGCAATATATCTCTTGGATTGAACAATCTTACATATTTTATCAATTTACTTACCATACCAGTTCTCCAAGCGTACAATTCATCTTCTGGAGTACTAATATCGAAATAAGTTGTGGTCTTCTTTTTAGAAACCAACGCAAATAATTGGTGATAAGACAAACTGGCCCAATCAATTATTAATAAACGATTTTTAGAATATGGGTATGATTTCAGTGGGTTGTAATAATCTGGCATGGTAAAAATATAAATTATTTTTGAAATAAAGGGGTTTTCATTACACAGATTTTTTAATCAATTTTGTTTCAACTATCGATGTGGATTTTTTATCAGATTGTTGTTCCAAAAAAGCAACCGTCCCCTCATCCAAATACCCCGCACCCAAGTGTTCATAAATTATATGGTTTCTTAGTGTTTCTGCCATCCAGAACGCATCACACATATCAGAATGGGGTTCTTCGTATTGGCGTAAATCTTTGAAGCCTTCCGGGTATAAATGGGGAAATTCTTTTTTAAACATCTCACACATGGTTACCTTTTCCGCATTACCATCGCCTGTAGCGAACCGTTTTACCATCCGGGGAGCGTAAATCATTATTCCTTTCCCCTGCTCATAAAACATTTTTTTCATCCCACCAATGTATTCCCCTAACTGGAAAATAGCACGAGTGGCAGATGAAGAATAAGAATACCCTTCAAATGCGACATATTTGACATTATGCATGCATTTGTGTATAACTTCATATCCCAAATTTTGTCTTTCAAATAAATTCAACTTTGAATAATTAGTACCTACGTGGAAAACTTCAAAGTTTTCTCCCTTAATACAACGTTTTTTCACCTTGTTGTAACCATGGAATTTAATTTTGATAACTTCGTAGTTATCATCCAGTGTCATTATACATTTTCCCGAAGAGTCGATTGAGGGGTCTATTCCAGCTATTTGCATATCCTTTCATAAAATATAAACTATTAATGAACGATAACTAAATATTGTTATGAAAATAGATAGCTTGATACATCCTAAAGTTGATATTTATAATAGTGTGTTATAACATTACAAACATAGAAAAAATAGATTATGATGAGAATTTATATGATGGAACAAAGCATGGTAGTTCTATTGATTGGGAGAAAGTAAAAGAAACTAAGACATATAGGCGTTCGTTGAATCGTGTTAATTTTGCAACTGGTTTATTATATAATGAAGATTATTTATACATATCCCTTGGCGTTAATGACGTAATAACTAAAATTGCAACAATTAGGAAAGAGAAATTGGATAAATTTATAAAATAATTTATTAACGTGTATAAACTCATTATATAAATTCAATTGAGGTTATTATGGATGGTTTTTCAACTAAACAAGACAAAGACGTAATGGATACATTAAAACTTGCTAAGGCTAAATTAAAAAAACAAAATATCAATACGTTAAATCCAAGAAAAATAAATATTATCAACGAACAACATAAAGTTGCTGATAACCAGACAGCTATATTGGGGTAATAAGGCTTCGAAGGCTACTAATTATAAGTCGAATTGAGTCTGTTGCGCTAAAGTAACTTTCTTTGTATTTGTATTTGTATTTGTAGGTGTCTTTTTCTTTTTACCTTTGGCCTTTTTCTTTTTAGCCTTTTCAAGTGCTTCTTCCTTTTTCACTTTTTTTCGATTTTCCAAGTCATCGGGGTTAACACTAGCTTCGTATATTCCTTCAAGTGAAAATTCTGTTACCGGAAGCCTCTGGTCTATGTAATACGTGTTTCTTGTGTTCCAATGTTGAACAGAATAATTCTCCATTAACGTGGGAAAATTACCAGCCCTTGGCTTTGTCATATAACTACAATCATCATATATATCAAATACAGTAGACATTGCCTTATCGGGATGTGCTCTAGCAATTCTTCCCATTGCCTGTACGATGTAATACATTGACTTTGCATATTCGACAAATACTAAATTATGGAGAAGTTCAATATTAACCCCCTGTCTCATCGTTCCATACGTTGCTAATATTATTCTTCCCGACTCTCGCAAGTCAACCCGCATTTCTTCTCTTTTTGCAACAGGGACTATTCCTGTAATAACATGGTATTTAAATTCGGGGTGTTCTTTTTTTAAGTACTCATGCATTTGGTTAAGGGTATCGATTTTTTTAAAGAGAAGTAAAGAGTTTTGGTTAGTGCCTAATTTCTTTGCATTGATCAATATATCAATGACTTTTTTCCTACTCCCATTGTTGGTAAGTAGATAATATTCAGGGTCAAATTTTTGTCTACAGATAAAAGGTCTTATTTCCTTATTATAGGGTATTTTTATACCATGAATTTCCATAGGTGGTAATAGACCTAATGTGATTAATTCATGTAGTCGCACTACTTCTTCTTTCCTACCAAGCGCACCTTCAATCCATGCCGATTCTATACCTTCATCCGGTAGCGTACCTGATAATCCTATTTTAAAATCAGTTGCATTATGACATTGACCTAACACATCCCTTAAAATTTCCCCACGTACACTGTGAGCTTCATCAACCATTATGGCAGTAAAGGAATTAAAAAATTTCTTTGCCTTTGCTCTAATGTCTTTACAGTTAGGACAATTTTTTGGCCTGTTTTTTTTCACCCTTATTTTTTTACAATCAGGGCATTCCTTAGCACGTTTATGTTGAAGGCTTTGCCATGTAGAGATGGTAATTTCCTTGTGCATCGTTTCTTCACCAAGATTCAACTCTTCCAATTGTCTTTTTTGTTTTGCTGTTAATTTATCCTTGGATGCGCTGTAAACTAAAGTGCAATGATCCTTTGCTTCCTTCCAACTATAATCAATTGAAAAATCATTGAATAATTGTTTTACCAATCCAGAGGAAGGGGTGATAATCAGTACCTTTCTTTTTTCATCCTCCATTAAATATCTTGCCATAACCATTATGGTAAGTGATTTACCAGAAGAAGTGCAAGCCATTAAAGATATGCGCCTACCGTTAAGACCTCTCTCGATGGTTCTTATTTGATGGTCGTATGGAGTTATCTTTACCTTTTTTACACCATGAAACAATTTTAATTTATCACAATATTTCTTTATTACTTCTTGTGTTAATCCTACTTCCCCATTTGGGTTTGAAAATATTTTTCGTATTTTATCAGAAACTCCAACTTTAACTTGTGGGTATGAGTCCCTTAAGTAATTAACGGTTTTAGGTATTAACCCAATAGGGATGGTGCGCTTTCTTTGGTTAAATACATGTTCATTACCATCATGGAAGCCCTGTTTGAATTCCCATGCGTATTTAACCTTTGTATTTTCATATGTTAGTTTTCTGTAAAGGAAAGCAAGTAGTTCGTTCTCACTTTGCTTATCAATAGCATTTATGACAACTAAACTATCATTTTCATTATATTGGTCGAAAATAACTGACGCATCCATAATTTAAAATATAAATTATAGCAGGTTAAATCAATCGTTTTTGTGAAATTATCGGCCTAATAATTCCTCTGGATCATCAGAAACTTTAGAATCTTCCGAATCTTTGTCCTTTTCCAGTTTCTTTTTTTCGTCACGTTCTATATTTTCATCTTCAATGATATCCCCTGTTTCGTCTTCTTTTTCTATGACGGTTTCATTTCTATCGCTGATTATATCCTCGGTTTCATCTTCCGGTTCCACTTCTTCGGCTTCAATGTTTTCGTCCTCAATGACTTCTTCGGTTTCTTCAGCGGGAACATCTTCGATTTCATGTTCGGTTGATATGTTTTCCTCATCTACAATATCTTCTGCGCCAAGATTTTCCTGATTCTTATCTAATTCTTCAGCAGCACTAATCAACGGGTCGATAATAGCTTTTTTCAATTCATCAGAGACCTCGACTAAATTTTTATCTTTTTCCAATTCAGGGGTTCCATCTTCTGCATCTTTTGTTGCTTTATCAGTGACTTCAATTTCAATATTGTATTTTTTAGCATCAGACATTATTTTACTTGCGTTACCCGGAAACCAAGTAGCAACTGCTATCAAATGTTTGCATAACACATGCTTTCTTTCTGGATCTCGTACATCCGGTGCTAAATTATTTCCAACGCTGGTTGGTTCGCCAGCATAACCACTGTTTTTGTTTAAAGCTAAATTACCTTTATGACCGCCCGATGGGCCTAAATTATATTTGGCACCACCATAATAAAAATCTGGACATGTACAATGAACTCTAACATCACTTGTGGCAAAAACTTCCGCAAAACGTTTCATGTTCCATTTTTCTTTTGCGATGGTAAACAAACCACCGTTCAAGTTAACTTTAATTTCAACAACAACTAAATAATCATTACCTTTCTTACCAACGTTTTTTCTTGATGACTGACTTGGCACCTTCCAATTAGTTCTGGCGTGTCCATCCGGGGCTTGATCCAATCCTTGATAAAAAACAGTTATGGAAGAAGCACGGGATTTTCTTGCTGCATCAGATGAGCTTTTCAATGAAGGGAAAGAATCCTCTAATAAGGGATACATTTTCTCTGCATTAATAATTAATCGTTTAATATTTATCATTATCTATCTTTGAAGAAAAAGTTAAGCACGTCTGGTGTCATATTGAACAAGTAAGGATGTTCTTGGTTGGGTTTTTGTAAAGCAATGGCGTATTTATTTCTGGCTACCTGCATAACTCCTATTTCCAAATTATCAATGGTAGATTCTATTGGGATGAATTTATATTTAATAGTTTTACCACTTTTCAATTTTTTCCCTTCTAATTCAACTGGTTCTTTTCCCTTGTCATCCATTCTTTCATAAAGTGCATTTACGAAACCCTTTAGGTTGGGTGATTTAAATTTATTTAGTTTGGGATTATAACAAGTAATGCGGTTCCCTGTAGTTCCGGTCATTAAATATTTTTCAATGCAATAAATTGGTCTGATTTCAACCATTCTCCATTTAGCAATGGGGGACTTTAAAATCAGATTTACTTCTTCTTCCTTGAACATATCTGAGATTGAAGCTTTTCCCTGCTCATCTATACCCATGAAATTTTCATCAAATATAATTGTTTTCATGCCCAAATCAGTTGCAAATTTGATAGGTGTCTTGGTTTTTTTCTCGTCTTTATTGTTTTTCCCCATTTTAATCTGAAACGACTTGTTATCCGAACCTTCTTCCTTTTTGATGGTTGGTAAAGTTCCTACACCGCCTTCCCGTACTTCCTTTTCAAGGTCAATCACACTTGGCGCATCGGTGCTTTCGTATTCCAACAAACTTTCAATCAAAGCATCTTTGGTTATTTTGTTAGAAATTTTAATGTTTCTGGGTTTCCCCTGTTTCAGGGATTCTATGATTTTGTCTTTATTTAGCATAATTTATAATAAAAGATATATTTAATAGAGTTTATATCCAATCCAAAAAGGGAAAACATAAATGGTATTCCCTATTCCCAAATTCTTAGGAACCCAAACCGAAAAGAGAAAAAGAAAAATAAAAAAACCTACTTTCTGAATTAAATAATTTAAATTTCTTTGTAATGAATATTGATAAGAGCAAGATAAAGCCAATTATAAAACTCCCTAAAAAATTCAAGGATGAGCTTGAACGTTGTTTAAAGTATAACTCACCTAACTTTCCTTTTAAGTATAATATTGATTATTTCTTATTTATTGCCAGCAAGATTATTTATCTAAATTCTTTTTCTAAATTCAAAAACCTAAAAAAAGTCCCTATTTCATCAAAAATCATAAGAATGGAGTTAGGTAAGCACTATAAGCGTTATCTTGAGTATCTGCTTGAATTTAAATTTATCAATACTGATAATTATTATATTGTGGGTAAAAATAAAACTGATGGTAAGTGTAAATGTTATGGTTTGCATAAAAGGTACAATGATGATAAGGTTGTCAATTACGAAATTGTTAAACCTTCATTACTTAAAAAAATGTTGAAGTGGCAAAATGACAAATTTGGTAAAATGAGAAATGATGAGCTATTAGGCCACTTATATGACATGATGAGAACTTTTAAGGTAGATATCAGGGGAGCTAAAGAATATTTAGACAATGAAGTTAAAAATAAAAGACTCAGTAAAAGAAAAGCTCGATTAGAATTGGACAAATGTGAAAGAATCAACGGTGATGATGTTCATTCTTTATTTTTGACAAGGGATCGTTTTGGTCGGGTACATACCAATTTCACGAATATATCAAGGCATATCCGTGAAAATTTCCTTATCTCAGAAAATGGTGAAAAATTAGTTCAATTGGATGTTATTTCTTGTCAACCAGCACTACTTTACACATTATTTAAAAATTATTTAAATAAAATATTAGATGAATCGGGTAAGTATAGAGAAGATGAATTTTACATGTCCCCTTTTGAAATAACTCCAAATGCTGAAGATGTAAGGGATAAATATGTAAATCGGAACAATTCTTATTCCGGTGAACATATTTATAAAAATAGTTTTAACCCCACTATCAAGAGTTTTGGGTTTAAATCATACTCCGATATGAGCCGGGAAGCAATAGATGAATTAGGGCGTTATAAAATAATTTTAAAATCTGGTTTGTATGAGTTTTTTCAAGATAGGATGGATTTTTATTTTTCTGAGGAAAAAACAAGGGATGAGATCAAAAAGGAATGGATCACTCATGTATTTGGTAGGAACAATGTTAAATACAATGAAAAAATGCAATCTATTTGGGAAATTGAATTTCCATTATTGACAAAAATATTAACGCATTTTAAAAAAGGTGATCATAAATCGTTAGCCCATGAATTGCAGCGGAAAGAATCCAATATCATTTATAATAAATTATGCCCAACCATGAATAAAAATAAGATTGATTATTTTACTGTACATGATTGTATTGTCGTAAAGGAATCTGATGCTGATTTCACGTATGATACATTTGAAGAAATATTGAATGAAAATGGTGTAGTGACAGGGGTTTCATTATAACGTAGGAGATTTACATGGATAATCGTTATAGAACATACGGTAGATTGAGAAATAATAAATTACCCTGTAGAATGGGAATGGGTGTCGGTGTTTCCGATTTCATTACTTTTGGTAAAGTGGATAACTCAAGAAACGGCCCATATAAATATCCTATTGATAATTATAAAACTTTAATGGATTTTCATTTTAAAATAGAAGGTGTGTATTTTAAAAATGGTCATCTTAGTTACCTACATGATGTAGGTAATAAAACCAAGCATAATATTTTAATGGAACAATTTCTTAATGAAACAGGTGAATATGAAGGTAGTTCGGGATTATCAAATATAAAAGCACTTGCAGCTAGTTGGGTAAAACATCATCCTAACGAAGAACCTGTATTTGAAATTGCCAACGAACCAAATCTTTTCCCTTACATGTCACCCGCCTTATATGCAGTATATTATATAAAATGGTGGGATTATATTAAAAGTGCTTTTCCAAATGCTAAAATAATGAATGGTGGTTTATTTGTTTTGGATAAATTACCTGATGCTATAAAATCAAATATGAAATTTTTAGGCATAACATATCACGGTGCTGCTGAATATTATAAAACTTTTATCGAAGTTTTAAAATCAGTCGATGAAAAATATGTACCTGATTATTTGAATCTTCATTTTT